AGATCAACAACCTGAATGCTGACCTTCTGGACAGCATGACAACTGCTTCTGCTGCAACACCGACTACCGTCGTTTCTCGTGACTCTAACGGTGACTTCTCTGCCAATCAAATCACTGCTGCTAGTGGTGTAGGTGCTGCTGCTGGTTTCTTAGGTAATGCTACAACTGCAGATGCACTTAGAACCGCAAGAGTTATCACTATTGATGGTGTTGTCAACGGTAATGTTTCCTTCGATGGATCTCAGGCAGTAACCATCACTACCACATATGATGATGGTGATATTACCGCTCTGGCAGCACAAACAACCGAAACTGGTTATCTAGTTAGAACTGCTGCTAACACCTATGCACATCGCACATTACAGGTTACAGCATCGTCTGGTATCACCCTGACAAATGCCGATGGTGTTTCTGGCAATACCACAATTAATGTTGCTTCTGCAAGCACTAACTCTGCTAATAACCTGGTTCTGCGTGATGCTAACGGTGACTTCTCTGCTGGAATTATCACAGCAACTAGATTTGAGGGTGATGGTGCATTTGATCTGGTTGCTCCAACTACATTAACCAAGAATATTGCACCCGATACTGACGATACTTATGATATCGGTAATGGCAGTCGTAGATATTCAAATATCTACAGTGTCCTGGGTGACTTCTCTGGAATGATCACCGCATCTGGTGGTATTACAGGTAATCTTACTGGTGATCTTGTAGCACCAGAAACAGATACTAAGCAAGTTAGACCAGATACTACCGACACTTATAATCTTGGTCTTTCTACTCGTAGATGGTTAAATGTTTACAGTGGTCTCGGCAACTTCTCTGGAATGATCACCGCATCTGGTGGTGTCACAGGCGATCTTACTGGTAATCTTGTAGCACCAGAAACAAATACTAAGCAAGTTAGACCCGATACCGATAATTCCCATGCTCTCGGTCTTTCTTCTCGTAGATGGGCTGGCATTTGGGGTGTTCTTGGTAACTTCTCTGGAGCAATTACTGCATCTGGTGGTGTTGTAGGTGATCTTACTGGTGATCTTGTAGCACCAGAAACAGACGCTAAAGCCATTAGACCCGATACTACCGACACTTATAATCTTGGTCTTTCTACTCGTAGATGGGCTGGCATTTGGGGTGTTCTCGGCAACTTCTCTGGAATGCTCACCGCATCTGGTGGTGTTACAGGTGATCTTACAGGTAATCTTGTAGCATCAGATACGCAGACCAAACAAGTTAGACCCGATACCGATAATACTTACAACCTTGGTCTTGGCAGTTTCAGATACGCAAATATCTATAGTAATTATGGCAACTTTGCTGACATGGTTACTGCATCTGGTGGTGTCACAGGTGATCTTACAGGTAACCTCGTAGCAGCAGATACGCAGACCAAACAAGTTAGACCAGATGCTGATGGTACTTATAGTCTTGGTCTTGGCAGCTTCAGATACGCAAATATCTATAGTGATTATGGTAACTTTGCCCAAATGATCACTGCGACTGGTGGTGTTACAGGTGATCTTACAGGTAATCTTGTAGCACCAGATACACAAACTAAGCAAGTCAGACCAGATGCTGATGGTGCTTATAGTCTTGGTCTTGGCAGTTTTAGATATCAGAATGTCTATAGTAATTATGGCAATTTTGATAACACGCTTACTGCATCTGGTGGCATTACAGGTGATCTCACAGGCGATGTAACGGGAACAGTTTCCAGTATCAGTAATCATGATACTGATTCTCTCTCTGAGGGTTCTACCAACCTTTACTATACTGATGCTCGTGCTGATGCCCGTGTTGCTGCTGCAACTGGTGCAAACCTCGATCTCACAAACCAAGACACTGATGATCTTACTGAAGGTACTTCAAATCTGTATTATACAGAAGCAAGGGTTCAGACAAAACTTGATAACGCATTTGCCCAACTTCAGGCAATGCTCAACAACCTTGCAACTACTACCACTTTGACTTTGAATCTGTCTGGTGATCCCGTTCCTGGTGATGTGGAATCACTCGATGCAGCATCTCTTGTCGCTGGAACTGGTTATGTTACAGCAACTGATGTTGCAACTACTACAACAGGTTCTGGTACTGGATTAACTGTTGATATTACAGCAGTTGCTGGTGCTATTACTGCAGTGACTATCAATAATGATGGTTCTGGTTATGCAGTTGGTGATACGGTTACAATCACTGGTGGTAACGCTGATGCAACAATTGATGTTTTAACTGTCCTGCAAATGCAGGTTGGTGATTCTGTGGTAGGTGACACTTCTGCAACTAGTGGTACTATTACCGCTATTGGTGCTACTAGTGTTACTGTTGATAATGTGTCTGGTTTCTTCAAACCTACAGAAACCGTTTCTGCTGGTAATGTAACAACCCTCTCGATCAACTCATTCGCATAATAACAAATGTCAGCAACTAGACCCGCTTCAAAAACTGAACTGAAGATGTATGCTCTTCGCAGGTTAGGTTATCCTGCGATTGACATTAATGTTTGTGATGAGCAACTGGATGATCTTATCGAAGAATCGATTGATCATTATCAGGAGTATCATTACAATGGAAGTTACAAGACTTTCATTAAGATTGAAGTTACTGATGCTATTAAAACAGCAGCAAAAAGTTCCACTCAACAGGGTGGAACAAACTGGTATGAAAATAATGATTACTTAGATCTGCCACCTGGTATTCTCGGTATCAATCATGTATATACAAATATAGGTGCATCTAGTATTGTTCCTGGCAATATCTTTAATATCAAATATCAAATCTTTTTGAATGATATCTATGCAATGACGCATGGACATATCCTTCACTACTTTATGACTTCCCAGTATCTTGAGACATTGGATTGGGTCACCAATTCTCAAGCAAACCGTAGAATCAGATGGAACGAATATCAGAACAGACTCTACATGGACATGGATTGGGAAGATCTTCAAGCGGGAGATTGGATCCTGGTTGAATGTACCATGAGACAAGATCCTACAACATACACGGGTATGTTTAATGATCACTGGTTGAAGGACTATACTGAAGCATTGTTTATGGAACAGTGGGGTCGCAACCTAAGTAAGTATGATGGCATCCAAATGCTCGGTGGTGTGAAGTTAAATGGTCGTCAAATTCTTGAGGACGCTCTGAAGATGAAGATGCAACTTGAGCAAGAAATCAGGACTACATTTGAAATCCCTCCAATGGATCTAATCGGCTGATATGGCATATTCTAATCCCAATCCTAGCGATTGCGTACAATCGGATTACACTTCATCCTGTAGACTCAATATCAATGGGTCTACACAAGAACAGAAGTTTATGGAGAATTTGATCGTAGAAAGTATTGAAATCTATGGTCAGGATATCTATTATCTCCCCAGAACTTATGTCAATAGAGACACTATATTAAATGAAGTTGAGACCAGTAATTTTACACAGGCATTACAAGTAAGAGCATACATTAATAATGTAGAAGGTTGGGAAGGTCAAGGAGACTTGCTCAGTAAGTTTGGTGTTCGTATCGAAGATAAGACAACTTTCATTTTTTCTAGAGAAAAGTTTACTGAGAAGGTTGATGATAATGCTGCATTAAATGTAGAAGGTCGCCCTAATGAAGGAGACCTCATCTGGTTCCCTGCAGCAAAGCATTTATTTGAGATTAAATTTGTAGAATCTGAGAGACCTTTCTACCAACTTGGTAAAGGTTATGTGTGGGAATGTCAGTGCGAAATGTTTGAGTACAGCGACGAAGATCTCGATACAGGTGTTGCTGAGATCGATGCTGTTGAACTTGCATTTGCCAACTCTATCAAGTTGGTCATGGATGCTGGTGGTTCTGGAGACTTTACAGTTGGTGAGGAGATTGTTGGTGACCTATACCTCGCCAGAGCGACTGCAGCGGTCTCTGGAGGCGCGGTAACAGGATTTACGATCACAGACGGCGGAGAGCATTATAAGAGTGCTCTGCCGCCTACAGTCACTATTACAGGAGGTGGTGGAAGTGGAGCTACAGCGACTGCTACGGTTTCTTCTGCGGGCATTGTTACTGGTCTTACTCTTACGAGCGGCGGAACTGGGTATACTTCTGTACCTACTGTCACAATTGATTACTCCCCCAAAGACAATAGAGCAGAAGTCAAATCTTGGAATAGTTCTACAAGAGAACTCCAAATCATCAATCGAAC